GCTGAACTTGCGAAGGGTCAAGGGTTCCAACCAACACAAAAGATGAAGGTAGAACCCATGACTCTGAAAGCGCTCGTCCGTGAGCGTATTGAGGCAGGTAAAGAAATGCCAACGGAAATCTTTGGGATATTCTCAGAGAATAAGACAACAATAAAAAGGAACAAGTAACATGAACCAAGTAACGGAGAAAAAAGAAGGAGCATTAGCTGTAAATTTATTTGAAGCTGATGCAGCACAAGGCGCTCAAAATATATCGCAAGAAGATCTTGCGTTGCCTTTCTTAAAAATTCTGGGTCAACTATCACCGGAAGTTAACAAGCGTGATGGTAAATATGTCGAGGGCGCAGAACCTGGCAAAATAATAAACACTGTTACAAATGCATTGTACGATTCAATTGAAGTTGTACCATGTCACTACAAAAGACAGTACATTGAATGGGCAGACAGAGGTACCAGCACAGGTGCACCTGTAGCTATTCATGAAGCTGACAGTGATATCGTTAGTCAAACCACTAGGGGTAAAGACTACAAAGACAGATTACCAAATGGTAACTATCTTGATAACACTGCTAATCACTTTGTGCTAGTCTTAGGTGACAACCCACAAACAGCATTGATCTCTATGAAATCTACTCAATTAAAAGTGAGTAGAAAGTGGAACTCAATGATGATGGGTATCAAAATGCAGGGTAAAAACGGTTTGTTTACTCCGCCTACATACAGCCACATTTATAAACTATCAACCGTTCAGATGTCTAATGACAAAGGAACATGGTTTGGTTGGGATGTGTCTAAGGTTGGACCAGTCTCAGATAAAAGTATCTATGACATGTCCAAATCTTTTGCAGAATCTGTAGGTAAGGGTGAGATCCAAGCTAAACACGGTAGCGAAGAAACAAAAACTTCTTCAAACTACTAACAGTATCCTAGGTAGTGGGCGTCAAAGCGAGAGTGGAGACGTCCACTTTATTTTGTATGATAGAAAGATTTAAAAATATATTTGAGGGATTGGATCGTGCACATGGTGTCACTTTAGTGGGTGAATCAAATGGTGACGGTAACAAAATTAAAGGTAAATCGTTTGTTAAACGAGAACCAGTCACAGATGATCTGTGGCAAAAACATTTAGATGGTAAAGATAGTTTAGGTGTTATACCAATTAACGATGACAACAAATGTAAATGGGGTTGTATCGATATAGATTCTTACGCAGGTTTTGATCACAAAAAATTAATTAACAAGATAAAACAATTTGACTTACCACTGATAGTATTCAGATCAAAGTCCGGTGGAGCGCACGTATTTTTATTTACATCAGATTACGTATCAGCAAGTTTGATGCAAGATAAATTAAATGAGATTAGATCAGTATTAGGTTATGGTGGGTCAGAAGTTTTTCCAAAACAAAGAGAATTAAAATCCAAAGATGATACAGGAAATTTTTTAAATTTACCATACTTTAATTGTGGTCAAACAACAAGATATGCCTTTCTTGAAAGTGGTGAAGCTGCTAGTATAGAAAGTTTTTTTGAACTATACGAAAGATATAAACAACAAGACATCAGCACAATAGAAATTAAAAGACCAGAAACTCCATTCTCAGATGGACCTCCTTGTATTGAAAGTTTAACTCAAAATAAATTAGAGGATGGTAGAGACAGAGTTATGTATCAGTACATAATCTACGCTAAAAGAAAATGGCCAGAAAATTGGCAAGATAAAATTTTTGAGTTTAACTACAATTATTTTAAAATTCCTTTGGATCAAAAAATAATTATGGGAAAAATAAAAACAAATGAAAAAAATGATTTTGGTTATAAGTGTAATGAAGAACCAATGTGTGATGTCTGTGACAAAAAATTATGTAAGTCTAGAAAATTTGGAATTGGACAAGAAGCAATCTTCCCTAATCTTACAGATTTACAGGTCGTTAATTTAGAAGAACCATACTATTACATGAACGTGGATGGTGACAGATTATATTTAGATTCAGCAAAACATTTAACAAATCAAAGTTTGTTTCAAGAAGAATGTGTAAAACAATTACGATTAAATCCACCAACATTAAAAACAGGTGACTGGAAAAAACTTACTAATATACTTTTAAATGGAGCTGAAATAACAGAACCTGCAGAAGGAACTAGCACAAAAGATATACTTAAAAATTATTTAGAAGATTATTGTGTAAATAGAATACAAAAAGATGACTACGAAGATTTACGTAATGGTGGCACGTATACTAAAGATGGTTATCACCACTTTGTATTTGACAACTTCTTTAATAACTATCTATCAAGAAAACATTGGAAGGTTCCATATCAAAGAACATCACAAATGTTAAAAGATAATTTAAACTGTACAACTAAACGTGTAGGTAAACATAAAATATCAGTATTTGTCGTAACACGATTCGACAAAAAAACAGAAACATACAAACCAAAAACATTTAAAAAGGAGAATTATTGATAGCAGCGATGGATCTATTGGCAATAACAATGTTTACTGCCCTCTGGATCTATCTTCACTTAATAACATAGGAGAAAAAATGACTGAAATAAATTTTGAACAATTAACAACTATACCACCGTCAATGGGAGGTCAAATAGAATTACCTAAACAATTAGATTTTTTAGGAGATAAAAAACCATACATCATATATGGAAAAGAATACCACACTAAGAAAAAATCAAAAAAACATGGAGATGGTGCAAGAGAAGCTTTTACCAAAATTAGAGAAACAATGAATAGAGGATATTTAGATCAATACCATTGTAATCATATTATAAATTTAATGGATAGATATTATAGAAAACCAGATAGGTGGAGATCATATAGACCTCATATTGTTTGTATAGAATATGCTTTTGGAGAAAAATGGGGAGAAGATACTTTTTATTTTCATTTGAATAAAAATTTTAATGGTTGTTTTCGTCCATACTTATCGAATCCATCTGTAATTAATGGACCCGTTTGTTTTAGTTCACCTAAAATTCATGACGATGCCTCCGATAGAAATTTTGTAATGAATATGTTCAGAAGGTCTATAGAGGATCAAATAATAGATTTTAAATATTATGAAAATGATGGTCAATCAGGTGTTCATGAAGTTCATCACAAGGACACTACTTTTATAAATTTAATGTTAGGTTTTGCAGATCAAGTTATGAAAATACATTCTAGAGTAGATTTTGAAAGTTATATAAGACCTTTTGGAAAATATTATCCTAGTGATGGAGCAAGATTTGATAAAGATAACATAAAAGGAATGGCCATATGTGAAGCCTTTAGAGAGTATCATAAAAAAAATGCAAAATTAGAATTAATAAATAAAGGAGAACATAGACAAGAAACTTCTGAAGAGATCAAATTTAATACACGTTTGAGAAATATGATAAAGGAGTCAACAGATAAATGAGAAGAATAATATATGGACCACCAGGTACAGGTAAAACACATACATTACTTGGACACATAGAAAATTTTTTAGAAACAACACCACCGGATCAAATAGGTTATTTTACATTTAGTAAAAACGCTGCAGGAGAAGGTAAACAAAGAGCTGTAGATAAATTTAAATTATCTTACGATGATCTGCCATATTTTCAAACATTACATTCGTTTTGTTTTAATCAGTTAGGTATAAATAAAAATCAAGTGATGCAACCTAAACATTACAAAGAACTATCTGAAAAAATGGAAATAGAGTTAGAGTTTAATCAAAAGCAAGACGAGGATTATGATGGTGTGTTTTATTCTACAGACCCATACATACAAATGATAAACTTAGCACGATCAAAAGAATTAGATCCTATAAAGTTTTATCATCTTGCAAACAACTCAAAGATATCATTAAACAAATTACAAATAATTGTAGAAGAACTAGAAAGATACAAAGAACAAAATGGTTTGATTGACTTTCCTGATATGCTAGAAAAATTTTTAGATAGCGGTGAAGCACCAAGATTAAGAGTTATGTTTGTTGACGAGGCACAAGATTTAAGTTTAACACAATGGAAGTTAGTAAAAAAAATAGAGGAGAGATCACAAGACTCATACATATCAGGTGATGATGACCAGGCCATATACAAATGGAATGGTGCACATGTAAATACATTTATAAATTTAGAAGGTGAAAGAACCATACTACAACAATCACAAAGGGTGCCACAAAAACCTTTTGCAATAGCAAACAAATTAATAAAACGAATTACAAACAGAGTAGAAAAAGAATGGTTACCAAAAAAAGAAGAAGGATCTGTACAACGATGTAGTAATTTACACGATGTAAATTTTAAACAAGGTAAGTGGCTAGTGTTAGCACAAGCTAATTATATGTTACCAGAGATAGGCAACATACTTGATGAAAAAAATTTGTATTGGCAAAGAAGAAACTCTACACCTGCTGTAAAAAATTTATACACAATTATACAAAAGTGGAATGAGTTAAAAACAGGTGTGCCTTTACCTTACAACGATTGTAAAAAAATATTTAACAAGATGAGTAAGAACTGGGACAAGAAATTGTTTAAAAGTATGATTAAAGATGGTTTCTATGACATAGATTCTTTAAAAGAAAAGTATGGATTACAAACAGAAGCTGAATGGTATGAGGCTTTAGATGAATTAGGTGATCAAGACATAACAAAGATTAGAAAATTAATAGATTCTGGTGAAGACTTAACGAAAAATCCTAGAATAAAAATATCTACGATACATGGTGTCAAGGGTAATGAAAGAGAAAATGTAGTTGTGACTACAGACTTAGCTGGTGCAGCGTTTGATGAGTATCAAAAAAACTCTGATGACATGAACAGACTATTCTATGTTGCATGTACAAGAACAGAAAGAAACCTATACATAATCGAACCACAAACAAGGAAAGCTTACAATCTATGACAAACAAAGATTTATTCAAAGGCACAACATACAATTCGTTAGAAGAGCAGGTAGGCGGGAAGCACTATCGCTCGATGAAGATTCAACCCGCAGAGTTTATAAACGAAAACAAATTGCTTTTTGCAGAAGGTAATGCTATAAAATATATCTGTCGACATCAGTCGAAAGGGAAAGAGCAAGATATAAAGAAGGCAATACATTATTTAGAAATGATACTAGAGAGGGACTACTCATGAAACCAATATTCAAACCACAAACAGAATGGATACCACCAGAGTCTTTTCCTGATCTATCAAAGTATGATGAGATCGCAATTGACTTGGAAACAAAAGACCCGGAACTAAAAATTATGGGTTCTGGATCCGTAACCGGTAGAGGAAACATTGTAGGTATAGCTGTGGCTGTGCATGATTGGGCAGGATACTATCCTATACGTCACGAAGGTGGTGGTAACATGGATCATGGAATGGTCACGAGATGGTTCTCAGATGTACTAAAAACACCTGCAACCAAGATATTTCACAATGCCATGTACGATGTGTGTTTTTTGAGGGCTGAAAGGTATGAAATACATGGTACCATCGTAGATACCATTATTGCGGGCTCTCTCGTGGAAGAGAATCGCTTTAGATACGATTTAGGTAGTTAGCGTCAGGATTACTTATGAATCGGCAAAAACATGAAAAGTG